GAGTGCTCTTCTTGGCGCATTACTGAACTTGCTTTAACCAAGTCCAACTCAGTGCCTTGGATCTTTGCATCCACTTCAGGCACAGCACACAGGATTCGCCAACCTTGTGGGGTGGGAAGCTGGGTAGCTTTTTCCTCAGCCGTAGCCTCGGGTTCAGGTGCATCCATTTGCTGGATGGGTTCAGGCAGTGCAAACGCACCGGGGGAGAGATCAAGATCACTCATTGGCTTTTTCAACTTTCTCAAGCAGGTCAAGAAGATAACGCTCCGCAAGGGCTAGACCCGAGATAACCCCACAGAGTTTTTGGTACTCATCAAAATTGCGACAGATACCCCCCGCCAAGTCATCGGCGTAGTTGTTCATGTCAGTACGTATTTTTTCGCGCAATACGCGTGCGAAGTCTTGAATCATTTAGTGGTTGGCCCTTTCGGTTGGTTCTGGTTAATTTGCTGCATAACGGCAGCACGGTTTTGCAAAGCCAACTGGGCTTTGTTCTTTGCGATGTCAGCGCCCATCTGGACACCGGCACGTTCTTGTTCAAACTGAGTCTTGGCCTGACTCTCTTTGATCTGGGCACCAACTTTGAGCGAATCCAACTGCAAACGCCCCATGACCTCTTGCTCGCGCAGCTTCTGCTGGTCGGCTTTGGCAGCGGCGTCCATGAGAACCTTCTTGGCCTTGGTATCGGCATCTTGCTTTTTGATCTGCAACTCTTGCATCTGCATCTGGACGACCGGATCTTGCTGCGCCTGCTGGGCCTGCGCTTGTTGCGCCTTGGCTTGGTTCTGCATCATGACCTGCTGGGCAGCTTGGGCCATCATGCCCGACAGGGCGATCTCGATCTGCGGAGGCAGCTTCTCGTCCTCGGGTGGCAGGGGCATACCCAACTGCTGCTCGATTTGCTGGCGCATTTTGAACCCAACGTGCTCTGCGATGTGCGCGGTCAGAGCACCCATGATCTTGGGAGCCTGCGGGTTCTGGCCAATGAACTGCTGGATCGTCGGGTCTTGCAGCATCATCATGTGGACTTGGATGTGCGCATCGTGGTTCTGGAACAGGAACGCCTTCATAGGCTCACCTTTAAGCGCTGCCTGATTCTCGGACACGGGGTCTTTGGGCTTCATGTCCTCCTCGATCGGCACCAGCTTCTCAGCGTTCTTGATGCCCAGCACCTCCAACATCCCACGGTGCAACTGCGGCAGGTCGTAAATGTCCGGTGCCATCTGCGCCATCTGAATGACGGCTTGGTACTGCACAACCCGCTGGCTCAGCGTAGCAGCGTTGGGGTCGCTAACGGGAATGATATCTAAATGGTCGTAGTCAGACTTCTTCGCCTTGCGCGGGCCTTCTTCTGGGTCGTAGTCGTACTCGTCATCAGTCTCGTCCCGAACAATCTGCGCAAGCAAGCGCAGTTCCTGCTTGAAGCTGTAGTGCAGGCGCGCCTGCACCGCCGTCATTACCTTGAGTTGACGCTCCAAGATAGCAAGCGTAGTCCCCACTGGAGCCTGACTCGACATGTCACTAACCTGCATGTCAGCCGTGGCTGCGAACCGCCGCCCCTCGTCCACAATCGTGGACAGCAACTGATACAGGACGTTTGATGGCTCTTTATATGGCAGCGGCAGTATGTTGTCGCGCAGTGCCCCTGAACCAATATCTACATCTCGCCATTCTCCCGGTGCAATCGGGGTGTCATCGCCTTTAATTCTCAACCCACGGGATTTCAAACCGCCCGGTAGGTTGGAAAGCGTCCCCGCGTCCACAAGCTGACGCATTATGCTGGTAGCTGATTTGGCAAACCCACCAATCAAATGAAACAAACCAAAGCCGTACGCACCAAAGCCGGGGATGTAATCGTACTTAACAAAGTGCTGACGTTTTAAGCAGAACTCATCGTCCTCTTTCCAATTGCGCCGAACAGCCAGTACTTCATTGGTGCCTTTGACGATTGTGATCACATACGGGCGCGCAATCCCCGTTTCTTCCCCGTCATCATCCTTATCTTCAAACCCGGCAATATCCAGATCGGCGTGGATCTCGTATAGCGTGTAGCGGTCATCATTCAGATCGCTAAAACCAGTCTCTTTATCCTTGGCTTTCTGTATGTCCGTCTGCTCGCGGCTGGGATCGGGTAGGGTGATGTCGCGGTAGAACCCAGCTTGTTGCAGACGAACAATCTCCTGCTCAGTCTTGCGCATAGCGTGCGTAACCCGGTAGCACGTATCCAGATCTGTGGCCCCGTACGGCAGGATGATGTCTTCTGCCGGTACAAACATTGATACCGGACGGTTCAGTGACGGATCAAAATAAACTTTCTTGAAAGCCGAACCCGTTGCCGGTAAACTCCACAACATGCGTTCATGCTCGGGCCTAAACTCGCGCATCACTTCCGTAAGCTCATAGTTCAGGTCATCCTCGACTCGCTTAGCGGCTTCTTTTTTCTCCGGCGTCTCTTTCCCAAGGATCTTGGTGCGTACCGGACCTTGCGCTGGGAAAGACTCGGTGATAGCTTCTGACTGGAACCGTACAACGGCTTCCGTAATCATGGGATGGAACACGCCACAAGCACCGTTCCACGGCTCCGTGCGCTCCTCATACTGGAGACCCAAGAGTTTCAGTCCCTCTTTGTATGACCTCTCCCAGTCCTTGCGCGACTGCCGGTCATTCTCAATAGCCTCGGCTAGCTCCCCCGCCAGCATATCCAAGTCGCCCGCATCAATGTCATCGGCAAGGTTGGCGTAAAAGTCGGCCTCTTCGCCGTCTGGCTGAATACTGATTTCTAGTGGGCCTGCTTTGATATTGACCGCTTCTGGGTCAATGATCTCAATCTCAATGGGTTCTTCCTGCGCAGCTAGCGTGTCGATACCCTGCGGTGCGCTATAGAGCGACTTGTCGATGTTTGTTGCCATCAATATCTCTTCTTTAAAGTTGCCCGATTTGTGGCGGGATCATACTTGAATCGGGAAGCGGGATTCCCGGTCCTTTTGCTGGCCCGATCCAACGCGCGCTCTTCTGCTGTCATGGCATCACGCGCTCTACCGGCCTCGGTCAAATTGCCAAACTGATCGACATGCCCCCTAGACCGTAAAACATCGAGCGCGGCTTCCTTTGATCCCATCTGTGCTGACAGACGGTCAATCAGTTGCCCACGACCCATGAACTTCTGCGTTGCCATACTAATAATAAGCAGCCGTGCGACGGCGGAAAAGCGATAGCTCCTCCTTCTCGTCCGAATCCAGCGCAATAAACCCGCCTTGGCGGTATCGTAACAGGGCTTGGGTGGTCGTATCTACGTAATCGTCATGTTCCCCAACGGGAAATGTCGCTACTTCTTCAATGACTTCGCGTGCCCAGCGTGTATCCGGTGCCCAGACCTTGTTGGAATGGAACAGATCCGACACAGCGTTCATCCGAACCATCTTGTCATTGCCGCGACTCGGGGAAAATTCCTGCACAGGTATGCCCATAGCCCGTAATTCTTGGATAAGCGGTCCGCCCGCTGCCTTTTTCTCCACAATGAAGGCATCTGGGTCCCACTCCTTCCAGTGTTTGAATGCTGCCGCCTTTAATTCAGGAAATGCCATGCGATCTTTGAATGCATCGAGCAGAATTATCTGCGGCGAGTTGTTTTCTTCTTCGTTATAGAAGACGCCCCACGTAGTACAGGCGGAATAGTCCGAATTGTTCTTGGTTTCAAACGCCGTATCCCACGACTGGATGATGTACTCGCACGTGGGCGGGTCATCACTGGGCCAAATCCGCCAATGTTTGCGTGAGACGACCGCTGAAGTGTCGGCTGTGGGCTGCTGCATGTACTGCGCATTCCAAAACCGGGGGTCCATGTTGGCTTTCTTGCTTTTTAGCTGATCAAGCGGCCACTGCTCAGGCCAAAGCGACTTTTCCTGCTCCGTATCTTCGTTCAAGATCGCCGGAAGCTCGACAATCTCCCACTGATCAGCGTTAGGGTTCTTTGTTTGGTAGTCGATCAAGCGCCCAGTCAGGTCAATCAGGGACCAGCGCGTCATAATTACTATGATCGCGCCCCCCGTCATCAAGCGCTGAAGCGGTCCCTGCTGAAACCAGTTCCACGCAGTATCAAAAGCCAGCCTAGAGTTAGCGCGTACGTCCTGTTCCGAGTGCGGATCGTCAATAACAAACAAATCCGCACCCCGGCCCGCTAGCGCGCCCCCTACGCCTGCGGCGTAGTACTGGCCCCCCGCAGTAGTCGACCACTTCCCAGCGGCCTTCTGGTCCTCTGCCACGCCCGTCTGGGGGAAAATCTCGGCATACTCCTCGGAAGAGATTAAATTTCGTATCCGCCGCCCGAAATCTTCCGACAAGCCCGCAGTGTGCGTGCCCATAATAATCTTCTTCTCGGGGTACTTGCCCAAAAAATAAGCAGGAAACAAGTAAGATGAGAACTCAGACTTGCCCATACGCGGCGCGATGTTGATGATCACCCGTTTTTTGTCGCCGGCAAGAACTGCCTCAAAGATTTTAGCTAGCTTTTTGTGGTGGGCGCCCACCTTAAAGCCGGGATATACCGCCGTCGCAAACCCCAACATGGAAGTTTTTGCCGCCCCTAAGCGCGCGCGGTGCTCACGAACCTGTAGATCCTCGAACAGCTCCATCTTGTCCTTGGTGGACATGTGGGGCAGCGCCCGTTGCAGAGCCTGAAGCTCTGCTTTACTAAGCGTCGTGAAACTGTTGGGGTTCATGTACGTCTACAACATCGACAACCTGCATAAAGCGATTGAGCTTTTCTTTAATGCGCGTCTCCAATTCGGAGTCCGACATCTCGGTTTTCTTAATCTCAATCTTTTCGGTAAATAAGCCGACTTCAGTTACTTTGCCAAGAAGCGCTAAAGCCTTTAGCCGGATGTTCGGGTTATTGCTTGTAGTCTCTTCAAGGATCTTGGCTACTGTATATCCGCGCAGTTCTTTAGCCTGCTGCACAAACTCCCAATCATAGGCTGTCAGCATACCCGTTAGTTGGCGCACAGCCAGCGGCGTTTTTAACTCAACAAGCGCCTGCTTCTTCTGCTCGTCTTCAGTTACCGTAACCATCGACTGAAACGCTTCGCGTGCGCTTGCCGTCTCTAGCCCGTCAATAATTTCTTCGTCGGGCGTCACGCCCAACTTCTCCAACCAATCCGCAGTGGCGAACTGAGCCGAGAGCACTTCATTTGGCGTCGCTTTTTTGAGCGGCTTGAAGTCTCCGGTGTCTGCTACATCTGGCTCAAAGTTGACGAGGTGGTTCAGCATGCCTGCAACTGTACACATAAACAGCGGGAATATGCAAGTGTGTAGCGTTAGACAAAGATTTTTATAAATTTTTGTAGTAGTGGGATGGGGGCGCGTTTTGCTTTGGTAGGGGGTACTTTGTGTATGAGGTTTTACAAAGTGGGTGGAGCGGGTGACAAACAGTGTTCGTGGC